CAGTATCATAAGATATTCCAGTAAACTCAAAAGACATTCTAGGAAGACTCATTTGAACTGGTTTGTTTAAATCTGCTTGTTGTTCGATTCTAGCAAGAAATTTTTGAGTTGGTCCATAAGCTAAAGGAACTTCAATTATTTCATCAACTATACCATCACTAGAATCTCTTTTTATTTGTATATTATTAAAAAGAGTTCCAAAAGCTATTACAGTTTTTCTAAAGATTTGGTGGTAAAAATGATCAAACATGGCTTTAAATTTTTAAGGATTTCCGAAAGGATTTGACTCACTAAAGTCTAATATTTTATCTGCTTCGATTTCAATAGTTTTGTTTTGTTTGAATTTATCTTCAATTTCAATATCATTATTTAGAATAGTATACTGTGCTCCACTTTCAGATCCAGTTAAAATCTCTCCATCAATAAATGTTCCCAATATGTTGCCCAAGGTTAAGACCTTGTTAATAGTATCCCAAGATTTTACTCTTGCAGTAGAACTGTTTGCAGATCCAACAACAACTTCATTAAATATAAATTTACCAGTTCCTATTACTACATCGGGAGGATCTATAACAACAGTAGGAACTTCAGAATAGTTGTTTCCACTATCATGAATTACAATAGAGGTAACTATTCCAGATTCACTAATCAATGCTGATGCTACAGCAGGAATAAATCCAGTCAATCCTGCCCCAACAAATGTAACATTAGGTGCTTCATAATAACCACTACCTCCACCAGTAATTGTTACTACACCTACAGCATTGTTTGCAATTTTACATATTCCATATGCTCCACTTCCACCACCTCCAGTAAATGTTATACGAGGAGTCACTGTATATCCATATCCAGGGTTTATAATATCTACTGCTTGAACTCTTAAAGACTCTTCAGAGGTATCGCATAAATCAACAATTCCAGAAATCATAGATACAATTCCAACAGCAGTTAATCCATTATCTGGTGCAGAAGTAATTGCAACTTTTGGAGATTCAAAATATCCAGAACCTCTATTTGATATTGAAACAGTTCTTATTGCACCATCCACTAAACCAGTAAATGCTGTTGCAGTAGTTCCAACTCCAACCATTTGAAGTTTTTGTAAAAATCCTTCTTCCTCTATATTATCATCAATATCATCTACGCCTGTAGCAATAATTTCATCATTATAAACATATAGCTCACATTTTAATTCATAAACATAGTTTTTTTGTAATTGATAAAAAGGTTTTTCATGTTCTACATATTTTATTTCGAATAGTTTATCACCCAATGGAAAATAAATTAAGTCTCCCTCTTTGGGTCTCTCTGTTAATTTTGTATTCTCTATTGGTTCAATAATGGGTCGTATTCCCAACTCATACCTTTCTTTTGATATTATTAATGTTAAATCATCTACTTCTTGAACACCAAATTTTGATAGCAAAGTTCCTGCCCCACCAAAACCTTCATATGTATCTACATATGCTTCAATGGGAATAGCAATAGTAAATTCTGATCTAGAGACTTCTTCTAATATAGTTTTTTCATTTACAAATATCCTTGGAATATAATAAATTTCTATTCCAAACATTTTAATATGCTCATTTACAAGATCTTGAACTAAACCTTGCTCTCCAGAGGATCCGTGTAGAAAAAATGGATTTAATGGCATAATACTAACCTATCATATCGAACGGTGGTAATTCATAAGTAGAAGACATTTTCTCCATCAATGCAGCAATTTCTTTTTCTCCATCGTCATACATTTGTCTTCCATTTAGTTCCACTCCTCCAGGCAATTTAACTCCTTGGAATTTTATGAGGTTTTGACCCCACTGTTTTTTGATTAATGCTGTTAAATATGGTTTTAAAAAAGAATCATTCCATACTTGTGGTGAATCTGCTGGATCCAAAAGTCTATAACAATCAATAATTAAATATTGTCCAGGTCTAAGCATTCCCCAATCAACGTCCAAATATAACCTATCTTGTCTCTGATTGTATCTTATTTGTTTTTTTGTGCTTAATAAAAAATCTATATCTTCAAGATATCTCTTAACCATACTATAACTTAAAAGTTCTATAGAACTCCAATTATAAACTTCATTTAAAAATAATTGATATTTTACACTAAACATTCCACTAGAAATTGAGTTAGCACCCTCAAAATTCATAACTTTATTAATTCCCATAACATAATCTGGTATTTGTATATAATTACCAGTCTCAAAATAATTAAATGATGTTGGAGTCCCTGCAATAGTTGTATCAACAGTGGTAGTCGTAATTCCAACTCCCCCCATTGTTGCGGTTCCTCTATCAATATCCTCTTGAGTAACTTTATACTTCAAAAACGTTTGAATAACCCCATCAAAATGACGTTCATAAAAAAACTGCAACGCATCATCAACCAAATCTTCTATTTGTTCATCAGCAACATTAATTTCCAATACAGGATATCCAAGTTTCCTTTTGCAATAATCAATTAATTCTGTTCTGGTTGTTGGTTTTGCCATGTTAGTTATTCTTGCTTAAGTTTAATAATAAACTTTTAATATCATTTATATCATTCTTTAAACTATTTAAGTCTGATTCAATTTTATCAATTCTATTCGAATCTCTTTTTTTAATTTTTCTTAATTGCAAATAAGATTCGTATCCATTTCTATCAGTATTAATAATCCCATTAGTGATAGAATCTCTAACGAGATTATTATAACCTTCTACTTTTAATTTTCTATTATCTTCCATCATGCTAGGGCAATTACTCTCAAATCTTTAATTCTTGGTGGATTTGACTGACTTGTTGAAGATCCAATAATTTTAATACTGAAGTATTTAAACTCTGGAAGATCATCAGCAGTAAATACATAGTCACTAAAAGTGACATCATTGGTATTTGATGATAAAACGTCAGATTTAGTGACTTTTTTATCTGGTAAACCATCAGATAGTGAAATATCGATAATGTTATCATTTATATCCAAATTGTTGTATCCAGGGAATGGATAATAAATTGGTTCTCCATCTAATGAATTTGATATTGAATAAAATGCTCTAATATCATTAAAGGTATTTACATGCGCAGAAAGCAATAGTTTAATTGAAGTTGCTGGATTTTCCAACTCAACTGGTAAATTGCAGTAAATAAATTCATTTGGATCAGAATTCAATGAAGAAGTTCTTGGATCATTTACATAATCAGTTATTGGAGCATTTACTCTATTCGTCGTAAGAATTACACCAACTCTATCCAAATCAATTACTGGAGAAATTCTATTATCCCCAGAAGAAAGTGACATCTCCAATTCTAAAGATTTATTTGCAATTAAATTTGTATTATGAACTGTTTCATTAACTGTAGATGTAATTAATTTTGGTTCTGTAAAATAATTAGTTTCATCTAAGGTAATATCTACTATTGGACTCTCTAAGAATGATACTTCATTTCCATCTACACTCGTTCCTGTTATACTCTTAAGTTTTGCTGTTACATTAGTTTCTGGCAGAACTAAAGTTTGTACAATAGGTCTCATTGATTCATATTGTATATTTTGACTTGCATTTACAATCTCTCCACCAGAAGATTTTGAATTCTTAATATATAGTTTTTGTACCAATGGATCAGAGTCTCTGTCAATACCATTCTCCGACATATTAATTTTTATGTAATAATAATCAAAACCTATAGACCTTGGTACAAGAGCATCTTGAAGATAATGTATCTTATTAATTCTTCTTAAAGAAATTCCATTATTTTCATACTTAAATACGGTATTTTCTTCTGGATAAGAAGAAGCTTGCGTATTATCTACTTGTCTGGTAATACCCGTCAAAGTTCCATTAGATATTCCAGTGTATGAAAGAATCTCATCATTTATTAAAATATAACCTGGGTTTGATGCACTAACATCGAGATTCTCAAAAGTTGTAAAGTTAACAGTGCTAGCAACACTAACAGGACCAGAATCTGAAAATTCATATGCTGAAGTTAGTATAGTTGATTCAATATCAGATCCAACATTAGAGATCTCAACAACATTTGTATTTGAATGCATTGCATGATTTTTATGGTTTACTTTAATATGCAAACCATCTTCAAATATTGAAGAGAGTTCTATATTAGAAATAACAGAATCTGTTCCACTATCTCTGTTTAAGATTGTATTGATTGCTCCAAGAGAATTTTCATATCTCAATGGTTTTGATACATTATTCTCAAAATTACCTTGAACATTATCTACTATTATTTGATTTATTCCGTTGATATTGTCTACGGTAAGTTGTATGTTTTTACCTAAAGGTTGTAGACCAATTGTGTCTGCAGTTAATACATCACCATCTTGATATCCAAATCCACCAGAATTAATTGTTGCTCCAATTGCAATTCCATTGATTCCTCCAGAAGCACCTATTGTAATATCTGCTGTAGCATCTTTACCATAACCAGTTATTGACCTAAGAGATACATTATTAAAAGTGAGTGAGGTTCCATCGGATGGTGTATATCCAATTCCTGCATTTGATATTGTTAATTCGCCAGTTGCAGATCCACCATAACCAACATAATCTCCTCTTACAAAATCATTTCCTTGCTGTTTAATAGTATTTCCAACTTCTATTGATGAAACATCTACTAAATCTGTAGTTGTTATTACTACTTTTCTGGATTCGTATTCTAAAGGATCTGAAACTAAAGTTGCTATTTGGTCGTTGCCTAAATCCAATCTTGGATTGAAGAACGATATTGTACCAGGAGAATTAATATTATATGATGCAGCATAAAGGTTAAATTTCAAATCCTCATATTGACTTGCAGTCCATGTGGATCCATTTTGTGATTTAAATAGAGATCCCAAATCTGGTTGTTGTGAAACAAGAGTTTGTCTAGATTCTTCTTGAAGTAAAGTTGAAACATCAACTTCACCCATCTTAGAAATCCAAACCGTATATTCATTGGAGTCACTTAACAAAACTAAAGCATGTTCTTTATTACCCTCCAAATATACTGGAGATGGAAATACTATTTCAGTCGCATCTAAAGAATCTTCAGATTCAAAAACATTACCCGCTGTTACATCTAAAGTAACTTCCGAAAATGGATATACTTCGTTTGTTGGATATCCATTTTGCATGGGTCTCAGTTGAACTACAACTGGTAGAATGGGGTCTATTGTTCTAAAATAAACGTCAACAGATGTTACAAAAATACCATTTGGTTCTGAAACAAAGAATGATTGAGCTAAAGGATCCCTCCTATTGAACATTCTTCTAAGCGCTTGAGCAACTGATCTAGGTGGTCTTCTTCTAGGTTGTGGGCGAGGAGGCCTCCTCGGTTGTCTACGACTATTACCACCTCCACCACTAGTATTATCAACTATAGGTGGTGTTGGTGTTACTACTGGTGGTCTAACACTAACTCTTCCTCTAAATGTACCTCCTGATGGGCGTACTGCACTTGGTGGTCGTGCTGGTGGTGGAGGTGGTGGATCTGGTATAGTTACAGTAGTAGTTTCTTGATCTTCAGTTACTGCAGTTGTTACTTGAACGTCTGGTACTGATGGTCTAGTCTCACTAGTCTCTACAACTTCAAATCTTGCTTTTCTTGTGGATCTTATTGTCTCCTGGACAGTATTCATTGTTCCAGAAGCAAAATATTGCTCCTCACCAAAACTATCCACCAATCCACCAATAGTAGTATTAGTTGAACTATTTGTTAATCTAAAGACCTTAGTTCCAGATTCAAAACTTGGATTTGATGGTACATTTGGATTTGGAATAAAGAATGATCCCTTTACAGATCCAATAGCATCAGTAAATAATCTTACATTAACTACTTCAGCTTCTCCATTTCGACCCCTCAATCTCATACCTGGAACAATATATCCACTGTATAAAGACTGATTATTTTCAGATAACGATCTAGTGTCTACATTTAATAGTATAGATGAGCTGGAATATTCATCTGGTACTGTATAATTTTGGTCGTATGGACTTTGTACGTAAATATCTGTTGGATTTGCTATTGGTCCATATTTATGGTTTGATTTCGCAACTCTAAAAGTAATTCTTGGTAAAGATCTACCAAAGAATAATCTTCTTCCTCTGAAAAATCTTCCTCTTCTTCCAACATTAACACCTCTAACAAGATCGCCAACATTAAAAATTCCTCTAATCATTCTAATCTCGATTAGTTTTGGAATTATAAACTTATTTACATCTTGATCATCAAAAAATCCATATAATCTTGTGTATGGCTTGAATCTTCTGGCAGTAAATTCTATATTTCTAGACCTCATGAAAGGAATAACAGAAGTGCTAACTACCCTGTCTCCCTCACTCTTGGTTTCAATTTGCTCAGATACTCTTAATCTCTTACCATCTCTTTGATCAAAACCAGTTTGTGTTGTAGTGGTTACAGTTGTTGTAGTTACATCTCTAACATCAGTTCTAACTGTTGAATTTCCTCTTCTAGTACTACTTTGTGCTCTCCAGTTACTTCTGGTAGTATTAGAGGTGCTTGTTGAAGTAGATCCTGTCCAAGTGGTTTCCCAAGAACCCCATACAACAGGACCAAGACCAGTTTGTGGATCATAACCAGCATACTCTAGTTGTAATCTTGTTTGAGTATAATCATCCGATGTTATTGATTGTGGTTTTAGTCTTGTTTGATCGATCCAAATATCTGATGATGGGAATAAATCAATTGATCCTTTATAACTAGTTACTAGATATGGTGTTACATTTTCTACTCTAGTTGCAAATGGATTTTGTAAATAAACGTCCTCATCATAATCTAATGTTAATAATTGACCAGTTTTTCTTATATTTGATCCAATGAGGTCATTAACATCTTCTGAGTCTGCAAATGAAATTGATGTAGTTCCAATTCCCAGCAAAGATCTTCCACCAAGAACTAAGTCAATTTGTGTGGTAAAATGTGATGGTCTTAGTTCTAAGTTTGTTGGATCAATACTGTTTGTTATTCTAGATGTTTTGATTTGAGTGTTTCTAGTACTAAAATTATCAACATAAATCCCAGACTTAAATCTTGTTAAACCGTTTGAATCTGGAATTGTTAATGACTCTGTTTTTGTCTCTAAAAGTGACAGTGCAGTATAGTATTCTAAATTATTAATTCTTTCTTCTAACTGCGCAACATCCCCCATTCTGTATCGCTTATACTTATTTAATTTTATTTCACAATCATCAACATCGCATAGATATGGTGGCATTGATATTGATGCTACTTCAATAGAATCTGCCACATTTAATGGTGGAAGTGGATTTTCCGAAGGAACACCACTTATTAATTGAAATTCACCAGTTTTTAGTAGGAATATTTTATCAATTCTTCCCAAATAGTGTGAATATGTTAAACGTATTGCCCCATCAGATGCTAGGATATTTTTTGCAGAATTATTAGAATCAGAAAACTGCCTTGAAGAAAATTCAAATGGTGAATTGCTAGATGATGCACTAAATTCTATAACTCTTGGTCTTATATCAATTATATCTGATGTTCTTACATCATTTTTAACGGATAGTAAATCACAGTAATCAAATTGTGAGTATGAGTTTACTATAGTAAGATCTCCATTTTCTGAAGAAGAAAATTCCCCAGATTCGAAAATTATTCTTATTTGATTTCTTGGACTCTTAACATTTTCTTTTCTAATTATTCTTGAATAATCGCAAATAGTATCTCTTTGACCAGAATCTAGAGTATATCTATTTGTTATGTTTGTGGATCCTTGACTAACATCAGAAACTGTTCCTAAAATATTACTTGTTTTGGATTTAATGGTCTCTCCAGGTAAAAATGCTAAATCACTCAAATAAGTTATGTATATTGTTGAAGAATTAAGTTTTTCTATGTAAATTGCTTCAGCTTCTGAAGTTTCACCAACAATAACTTCGGAAATTATCAAATCATCTGTTCTACCAGTTTGTCCATTTAAGTTTGATAGTACTAATGAAGGCAATACTGGAGCATTTGAATCTGATGATTCAAAAATGCCATATATTTTAGTTACATCTGGTTCTAGCAAGCATATTTCTTTATCTTGTACTCTTAAACCATATCCATAATTACCATATTGTAATCCATCATCTAATGTAGTACTTCCAATACCAGAAGAAACTAAACTAGATTTGTTTACTATTATTGAATTTGCTCTATTTGCAGTTTTTGTTCTACTAGTAATATTATTTTTTGATAAAGTTGCTATAAGTCTTCCACTACCATTAACCGACATTCCATATATTGTTAATGACTTTGATCCTTCACCAAATAAAAACTTATCTTCTGTTAGAACTTCAAATTCTCCATTAGAATTTACTAATACATATCTCTCCTCATCAAAAGGCAAAAATGCTTCATCAGATCCACACTGGATGGTGTTAGTTACACTTTGATTTATTGTTATATTAAACTCTTTTTTAATTGTAATCTCAGAATCTGTTAGATCTATATTAGAAATATACTTTTTTGGTAAAGGAGTGTATAATGTATTATCTGTTGATGATTTTAATTTTGCACCAATTTTTCCAAAATCTAATGCAATCGCTTCAACAGAAGGTAGACTTCCATAATTTACACCTGTAACTGCAGTAATTCCTTCAATTTGAATTGTGTATTCATCAACTACACCTACCACTTTACCATAAGTCTTATATTCTGGAGATGATATAGTAGTATCTGTATATGAAACATGATCACCAACTTTAAATATTTTATCTAACTGAGTATCTGAAGATGTAACCTCAGATATACCACTTGGATTTGCTAACCCAATTGAAACCTGCCCAATACCATTAACTACAGAGAGTTTAGTGTCTGCATTAAAAGTTTGACCAACTCCAACTTCACTATACAAAGATTTTATATCTGAAGTTTTGTATTCGATTACATTGTTTATTAATCTATTACTATCTATACCATTTAGGATTAATTTTTCACCTTTTATAAACCTTCCTTTAGTATTATAAACTGTTGCAATACCAACATTGGAAGTAGAATCAAATCTCAAGAAACCACTGGCACCGCTAGATTTTCCTTGAACATAAGTAGATTTTGATGCAACAAAACCTGCATTTAAACCAATCTCTGTGTAGAATTGAATGTCATATAGAGATATATCCCAGGTATTTAATTCTGGAATAGTTGTATCATAAGAACCTCCTTCTAGAGAATAATCATACACTCTAGATACACCTATTTCTTTTCCATTTACACTAAAAGAATCTGCACCAATTCTTGTATCTCTTAGACTTATTACGGATGAAGTCGTAAATCCAATTCTGGGAGCACCAACAACCCTATTCAGTGCAAGTGTTGGTCCAGTAAAATAATTAATAGATTGATTTTCTAAAGTATTTGTTGTTCTTGGCTTCTCAAAATCTAAATATGTTGGGGAAGTATATTCTACTTCATACCCTCTAACATATGCTTTTCCAGGAGATATTTTATAAGTCCCAATACTTTCTCTGGGAATATTTCCATTTCTAGTTAATTGTCCAGTTTTAAATACTCCATTATTTCCTTTTCTATCATCTAAAGTATCTTTTGCAGATACTGAAAATGCATTAACGTAAAAATCTCCAGATTGATCATATGTTCTTCTTGCAAGCTCATCTGCAACATCATTATAAACCGATCTATTAAATGCGTTTTCTACAATTCCAGATCTTACAATAAAAAGTTCAACAAAATTTTCATTCTTAGTAACTTCAATAGGTTTTTTTGCTAAAACAGCTCTTATTTGTAGTCTATCTGCACCAGGAGCAGCATAGTTATTAAATCCAGAAGCATTATCGTTTAATGTACTATCTTGCCCAGAAGTTATAATATTCTCAAAGATATCAAATCCTACTCTATAAGTTGGATTATTTTTTTGTGCTTCTAAAATTAAAGTTTGTGGTAAAACCTTTACAAAAGTTCCTCTTAAATAATAAATTCCTTCTTCAATAAAAACAGCAGATCCTACAGAAGTAGATTGTGAAGGTGCTGTACTTGTAAATGCTTGTCCCTGTTGAAATACTGCACTATTAGAACTTAAATTTTCTTCCAATATTAATAATTCATTATCATCAAATACTGATTTGTTATCATTTCCAGTTGAAAGATAAGTTAAATAAAGTGTTATGTAACCCCTTTCAGAATAACTTGCATCAACAGTATCAATTACTCTAGCTTTTAAATTTGAGTTTTGTCCTCTAATTACAATACCAGATAAATCATCCCTGAAAGATTCTAATGATGTTCCCAAATATTGACTTTCTACCTCAACACAATTCAATTTATTGGTATATGAGTAGTTTCCTGGAATAACTACAGAACCTTCTTTGAATAAATGCGTTCCAATCTGCTCAATCTGATTTTGTAAAATTGACTGTACAGTAGTCAGTTCTCTAGATTGTATGGGAATTGATGGTTTAAAAAGAACTTTATGGAATCCTTTTTGTGGATCATAATCGTCAAAATAAGGGGATATATTAAGATTAGTTTCTTGTGGCATGATTTTATCTGAATTTAGAATTGTAATACAACTTTAATGTCTTCTCTTTGATTCACTGATCTGGTAATTGCTGGTCTATTATCAACATAAATTATGTTCCCAGAATACTTTTCTACCTCGGGTAAAGCAACACCATTTACAAAATTCTGCCCCAAATAATATGTTTTATTATTTATGACAGTACTTATACCAGGATTATTTTGCTGACCAAACCCACTATCAATATATAGGTCGCTTGATCCACCAACAATTTTTAGTTCTCCACCAGTAGATACATCAGATGTAAATTTGTTTATTGATAATCCATAAGTTGGTCGATCATCTATAGATCCATCAGTATTGAATCCAACTATAGATCTGTCCTGCCAATACTTTAAAATTCCTGTTTGACTGTCGTATGAAAGAACTCTACCAACGGCAGTAACACCAGTACCAATTGTTTGTCTTATTATTGAATTTGGTTCATATCTAGTTGTCTTATAATCATCTTCGTTTGGAGCTAAACCAACAACTTTTATTGAGTTTAGAGAACTTACTCTATCGTCTGTAAGTATATTGTTTGAATTATATGCTAATGGGTTCTTAATTATTCCAATTCTAGATATTTTGGTTCCAGTAACAAAATCTGGATTCTGAACATCATTCTCTATTCGCGAATAGAGTAATACGTTTGTAGATCCCAATTCCCTGTATATATCATATCCGTGTCCATTTGTTGGTGGAATAATAACATCAAAAATTGGTGGTGATGCACCTAAAGGTACTGATCCTGCAACTAAATCGACTCTAGCAAAAGTATAACCACTACCACCTTTAGATACAGTAATAGATTCTACTTTTGAATCATTATTTACAACTATAGTACATTCTGCTCCCGTACCATCACCAGATATTGGTACATTTGTATATGTTATATTTGGTGGTCCAACTAAAAGACCCCTATCCTTTATAAAAATATTCTTTAATTGACCACTAGATAATGCATTATTCCTTATATTATTATATTCTGAGTTTGTTTCCCAATCAATTGGGACTGGAATAAAGTTTAATGAGTCAAACTTAACAATATCATTGGGATTGACTGTAAACAAATACTTCCATATATAACCATCACCACTAGTTCCCGCTACCCTTGGTTCTAAGTCAGTAAAATTTGGTTCATCTAGAGATGGTTTTCCACTTGTATTTTCTGGATCTGTGCCATTATTTAAACAAATATATACCCTAAATTGACTATTGATTACATAAAAATTTGAAGAATATAAACTTGTTTTGTTAGAAGGTTTAGATAAATTTGTCCTAGTAATGTCATGTCTATATGAATCATATATTGTACCAGACTCCCATTGAATTTTTCTAACAACAAGTCTTATATCATCTGGTGATATTTTTTTTAATGCTATTAATGATTCCCAATATGAATTATCATCATCGAAAGAATCTTTTGGTGAAATTGGGTTACTATCCCAAGATGGACTTATAGAATCGGAAT